ACCACTAGATGTATAACCATCTCCTACAACAAGCTTTTCATGGTCTGAAGCATTTAAGACTGACTCTACAAATGTTTTTATATTCTCTTTACCCTGACCTGACTTAGCTATACCCATGAAATACATAGATGAAAAGTTATTCATGTTGGTTCTATAGATACGACCACAGGTAACACTGGTTAATGCTAATGCACCAACAAGTGATAGTTCTGGTTGTGGTACTTGTGCTATCTCTTCACAGAACTTAAACATGTCTTTAAGAAGGCCAGGAGGATTGAATAGATCTTTTGGTTTTTGTATGGTTTCTGTGGCTTGTATAAATAATGGTGCTATCTTGTTTTTTCTATCGTGTGTACTTTTGACGCTCTCTACTACGCCATCTATCTCTGTTTGTGGTAAGGGTGGATTGTTATTTTTGTTCCAGTTTTGTAGAAAGATCTTTACAAATTCTATGTTGACACTTTTAGATATCAAGTAGCCTGCAATTCTTGCAGCTCCATCATTCCTGGATCCTTCTAATACACCATCTAATGAGAAGGGTGCAGTTTGAACTCCTGTATCTGTCTTTGGTACGCCAGTTATCTTTTGAAACTCAACTTCTGTGAAGTCTGGTAAATCATTGTGGTCATAGATCTTCCAGTCCGGGAAGGTAACAGGTTTATATACTTGACCATTAGCATGTCTATTCCATGGTGCAATTATTAATCCACCAACTCCTCTTATATCTATAAGTCTTTCAATAGGAGTGTCGTTAGTTCTTCTTGTGGCAAAGGTAGTGTAGTTTTCTGGGTTGTTGTAATAGTAATGCATACCCTTACCAGTAATAACTTTAAATGGACAAGCAGGCATATTCTTTTCTACCCAGTCCATAGCCTCTGGAGAGTCAGCATCAACGACCACAAACTTACCACAGACAAGTGCAACTTGTAAGTTGTCTCTGCCCTTAAACCATGATTCTACAAGGCTTCTTTCAGGTCTTGACTGTTTGTATTGCTCCCAACTACCTAGAAAAGATGGTGGCTTTTTGTTGGATCTTTGTAGAGGTACAACATTATAGCCTTCATCGTAATAGGCAAGTGCTTGCTCTAAGGATGTGTCGTCCTCAGTTATATTAAGCTGAAACACTTTAAGCTTCTGTGTCTAGTATTTCAGATACAGGTCCATAAATAGACTCATAATCTAAACGACCTTCAGTTGCTCGTATGATTTGTTTTGCTTGATTAATAGTAGGTTGTCTATATCCGTATCTCCAAGACTTACATGATGCTTCAGAACAACCAAACTTTATTGCAGCTTCTTTTTGTCCTAAAAACTCAATGTAATCTCTAAGTGAATACTTCTTTACCTTCCTGTCGGTGTGGTTTGGTTTAATTCCCATAGTATCAAATTCCTTAAGTTTTCTAGTTGCTAATGTCTTTGTCCTAAAATAATAATTCGCTTGCCATGTCAGGTCTTCTTTATTGATGTTGTCCATTTACTTCTCCTTTTCAACATAATGTAAAAATAATATTTTACATATTGTATCTATGTGTTATATAATATGCAAGTTAAATTTATTACTACAGGAGAAGTAGATATGGAAATACAAAATAGAATAGTGTCTCCGCAAAAGTTAGTACAAAACCAAGGTGCAAAAATCTTGGTATATGGTATGGCTGGAGCAGGGAAAACTACATTAGCTAAAACCGCACCAGGTAAGGTACTTGTTATAAGTGCTGAAGCTGGTTTGTTATCTATTAAAGATGCAAACAATGTTGAGGCTATTGAAGTAAAAGAAGCATCAGAAGTTATGGAACTTCACAATGCTTTGAAGTCTGGAGCATTACAATACGATACAGTATGCTTAGATTCAGTATCGGAAATAAGTGAGATCTTACTTACATGGGAGAAGTCTCGTAGTAAAGATCCACGTATGGCATACGGTAATGTCCAGGAATCTGTAACAAATTTAATGCGTGCATTTAGAGATCTAAATATGCATGTATTATTTCTTTGTAAAGAAGATGTGGTTAATGATGATGGCGTATTAAGACACGCACCTAAAATGGTCGGTACTAAATTAGGCGAATCAATTACATACTTCTTTGATGAAGTTCTTGCACTTCGCATCATTGAAGATCAAGATGAGGACGGTAAAAATGTCCAAACGAGATGGCTACAAACTACGTATGGTCAAGGCTATAAAGCTAAAGATCGTAGTGGAAAGCTGGAGGCTTTTGAGAAGCCAAACATAACTGCCTTAATTGAAAAGTTAGGGTTTACATTAACTAACGACAATATAGGAGAAGCAAATGTCTGATTTCGGTGATGTAGAATTTTTTGATAACTTGGAGGAACTATCATCAGGTGGTGGTGTCCCTCTTGCTCCGGATGGAGAACATAACGCAAAGGTTATTGCTACAGACAAATACAAGTCTAAAGCAGGTAATCATACGCTGAAGGTAACATTTCAATTAGATGGCGGTAAGTATCGTGATCATAATGAATGGTATAACCTTTGGGCTACTAACGAAGACAACAAAAGAATAAGCACGGAGATATTTACCAGGCTTACGAAAGCTGTTGGCTTTAAGAAGTATCCAGAGAACCATAGCGACTTTGTTGGTAAGAGACTGGTGTTAAAGACTGAACAGATTGAAGATCAGTTTCAGGGCGACAATGGAGTGGTGAATACTAAGAAGACTAAGATCCGATTGTATCTGCCAGAAGCTGATTCTGAAATGAGTCCACCAAAGGAAATGATCCCTCCTTTTTAATCTAAGGGATAAAATAAAGGGGCTTTATGCCCCTTTTTTATTTGTTTTGCATAAAGGCATAAATCATAAGTAGAAGAATGCCTAATACGGCATAGAGGCTCATATCCATTACCTCTCCTCTAATTCTTTAATTAAACGATTGAGATACCATACAGACTTTTTAAGATCCTCTATGTTCCTACCTTTATGATCTTCTCTCCAAATGTACTTAATTGCTGCAGCTTTTAGGTAGCCTTTAAACTCTTCTCTAGACAAAGCGGCCTTAATTGCATCTATACATTCCACGGATCCTGTTCGGTAGTGTGCCGGGTGGTTTACATTATCTGTCATTTTTTTTATCCTCCATCATGTTGTTATGCATGTTTAACCAATCTATATCTTCCTCTTCTACTTTTTTATCTGCTAAATAATAAAGATAAGAAGAAACCTCTCTCCATTTTCTATCAAGAAATCTATCTAATTTTCTCCAAAACCTCATATTATTCCTCTCTATAAAAATTACCAGTATCAAGATCTACAACATTAGGACTGTTATATATCGTTGCTGGTTGACCATTTAATACCTTGTTGTACTCTTCTAAGTAATCACTTAGATAGTTCCAACCTACTTCCATGTCGGTATGGTTCATCTTAAATACTTTGTTTGCAAAGGGTACTTTCTTTTCCTGTGCTACAAATACAAAGTCATGCACCTGGAATCCTGCAGCTTCAAAGCCACGTTTATACCATGCTGCTTGAAGATCATAAGAATATCGTCTAACAGAGTTTGTGAAGCCTCTGACAGAACAATCGCTAGTAGTCTTATAATCTACAAGCACTACGGAGTTGTTTGCTTGTGGCATATCAAAAGGATTTAAAACAACATCTGCTCTAGTTTTACAAAGCAAACCTTGTTCATACCAATATAGTGATACCTCATAGGGTGAATCTAAAACCTGGGGAAAGTCTTTATCTGGATTTAGATAAGCACTTGATTCAGGTACTAAGCTACCTTTCATACTATATATAGTATCTTTGTCTTTTTCATTAATAACAGTCAAACCTTTAGCAAGACTTTCTTGTTTTAATAATTTATTTGCATTGGTATAAGGAGATCCACTTATACAGACAACATCAGTAAAAAATGCACCCTCTCCCTCTACAATTAATGAATGAGCAGCAGATCCAAAGTTCATGGCTGAAGTTGGTTCAATAACCTCTTCAAGTGCATGAAGCTGACTCTGACTAAACCTTCTTATATTAGATGAAGATATACCAGGACCGTTATGATAGGCTTGGTTATCTAAGTTTGGAAAGTAAATAGCATCTCCAATCTGTTTGTGAGGATAGTCCTCTAACATATCTGGTACTTTCATGATGCCTCCTTAGATTTAGTAATATCATCTACTGCTGATTGCAGTTCTTTAATAGCAACACCACATTGCCAAACAAGGTAATTAATTTTATCTTGCTCTATTTGTTTTTCTAAGTCTTCCTTAGATGGATTTGTAATACCGATAACTTCATCTAAGATATCAGTTACGTTTACTTCTTTTTTACTCATAATTTACTCCTCTATGTGTATACTTTGTATATTATAATATTTTATGTATAATGTCTACTATGCGTAACAAAGTAAATTACATAAAGAAACTAAGAGAGGTAAAATAATGAGTAAATCAAACAATCTTTATACAATGATGAGACTTTCCTATGAACAAGCTGTAGATGATTACAACGATAAAAAAGTTGATTCGGTTCTATCAGCATACAAAAAATACCATATTATTAATGTTGGTATGGAAGCTTGTGATCCCCAGGGTGAAATAATTAATTTCTATGATGACGATAATAGACAGGAAGCTATGCTATGAAAGTATTAAGTCTATTTGATGGTATGTCTTGTGGTCGTATTGCATTAGATCAACTGGGCATACCAGTAGAAAAGTATTATGCAAGTGAGATAGATAAGTATGCTATCCAAGTTAGCCAGGCTAACTATCCAGATATAGAGCAAGTGGGAGATATCTGCAACCTAGATCCGAAAGATTACAAAGACATAAATCTTATACTAGCTGGATCTCCTTGCCAAGGATTTAGTTTTGCTGGTAAACAACTTGCTTTTGATGATCCTAGATCTGCATTGTTCTTTGAGTTCATAAGATTATTAAAAGAAATAAAGCCAAAATACTTCTTGTTAGAAAACGTAAGAATGAAAAAAGAGTTCTTACAAGTTATATCTGAACAAGTATCAGAGTGTTATCCAGAGATCCCTTTCGGAATAGAACCCATTTTTATAAATAGTTCGCTACTAAGTGCTCAATCAAGGCAAAGATATTATTGGACTAACATACCAGGAATTAAGCAACCAGAAGATAAAGGCATAGTTTTAAGAGACATATTAGAGGATAACTTTGATAGTGAAAGGGATAAATCACATTGTATAGATGCAAACTATTTTAAAGGTGCAAGTGTTGAACAATATAAAAAGAAACACCGAAGACAGTTGGTGAATAAACCAATTAAAGTAGGCATGAATGTCGAAGAGGTAAAGGTTAGAAAGCATGAAGTCAACATATCTGGGCTACAACATCTATTAAGAGAAATGAAGAAAGAGTCTGGTAAGACAAACAAGCAGATAGCTGAAGAAACTAATATGCCAGTGACCAAAGTAGAGCATTGGTTTAGAACTGATAGTAGCTTTTCAATACCTGGGGACAATGTATGGCTAAAACTTAAGGAAGTATTGGGTATTAAAACAGATGTCTTTGATAAAGAGGTTATGGAGTTTGAATACAGAGATGGTGTTTACGAAACAAAACAAAGAGTTTATAGCGAAGATGGTAAATCTCCGACAATCACAGCAAGTAATACTGAGCAATATATAGAGACTACACCCAAGCAAGTTGGTGTTGCAGTTGATATCAATGGACATGACATACTTAAAAGAGTCTATAGTCCAGATGGTAAGTCTCCTACAGTAAATACTTGTCAAGGTGGTAATCGTGAGCCAAAGGTAGTAACTGGTGGTGCATTTCGTGGTAGAGCCTATGATAAAGATGGTAAAAGAAAGGATCGTGATGGTAGTTCTGTTGCCAATCAAACAACACAGATGCTTGAATTACGCAAAGATGATAAGTCAAATGCTATAACTACAGTCAATAAGGATAGCCTAGTTGTATCTCCAATAAGAGAGAAGTCTAAAACAGTTAGAGCCGGTGGTAGAAGATCATACGATAGACATGAATGGGATAGTGTTGACGAACTACATTGGCGTAAACTAACGCCTTTAGAGTGCGAAAGACTGCAAACAGTCCCAGATAACTACACGGATCACGTATCAAACACACAAAGATATAAGATGTTGGGTAATGGTTGGACTGTAGAGGTTATTAAGCATATCTTTGAGAATATGGATCATGAAGATAACTGAACTAGATAGAGTAAGGTGTTGTATCTGCAATGGATACATCAAACCCTTAAAAGATAACAAAGGCAAGGTAGTTTGGGATCAAGGCAACAATGCTTATCCTGTAAAGGTAGGACGTTGTTGTGATGACTGTAATTGGAACCAGGTTATACCAGCAAGACTCAAACTATAGCCATTGTTAAAAATATCGTGTTATCATGCGGTATGCTTAAAATTGTAGAGATTAAAGACAAGATGGGGAAACCCACACTACAAGAAGTTATTAAACGCTTAGATACTATGTTTGATAACATGGTATATAGAGGCGAAGATAGGATCAACATTTCACTGGCCACTGTTAGTTTTTGCCTGGCACAGCTTAGTTTAGAGTTCCAGGATAAGGAAGTTCGCAAGTTAGTTGATGAGGTTTTATCGCAATATATTGACAAAACTGCTGATAAATAGATTAATGTCAATTATTGTCATAATGTCATGACAGTTAAAAACATGATAAGAATGGGCTTTTGACGAATATTGTATTTTTTTCATTTTTGTCACAGGAGAATGAGAAAAACTTACTAAATATATGAGAAACTACTTGACTGAATATACGATCATCAAGTATCCTCACAATACACTTTAGGGTAAAGTGGGGGTAGGTATTATTAAAATCTACCTCTACTCTAATATGCAAACATGGGATATAGAAAAAATAACTTAGAATATGAACCTATAATATCTGCTGAAGAAGAAGCTCCCATAGAATATTGCAATCTTGATAACTCCCTTAACAGACGA